TGGTATTGGTATTATTACTAGTAACAGTCGATGTAGTCGTAGTTGTATTCGTTATGTTCGAGTCCTCAGCTAGTAGTGTGTAAGAAACTAAAACTAGGGAACAAAATATAATACAAATGTCGCGTAACACAGCTTTTGATAACATGTTTCATCTCCATTGCCTCCCGGTTAGTTTCTATTTTTCTCCCTTTGCACTTCTATTCTTTCTTGCGCTACTTCGGTTCTTTCGTCAATATTTTTTTCTTGCAACCTTAGTCTTTCTTGGTCTACAGCAGTATCATTATCGTCTGATCGAATATCATGTATTAATCTTTGCTGGAACTCTTGTCCTTTTCTTTCCATATCAGCTTCTTTTAAGGCAAGTTCCTGTTGTCTTAATTGAACTAAAGGATCAATTTGCATATCATCTTCTACAGTTTGTGCAAACAATTCTGTCATCTCCGCTACATCTAAAGCAACTTCTTCCGCCATCTTATCTTGCATTTGCTGTTGAATTTCTGGAGGAATATTACCTTGGTACTGTTGCTGTAATTGTTGGAACTCAGGACTGTTTTGTAACTCTGCTGTAGCAATAGCTTGAGCTTTAAAAGAAAAATGCTGATATATGTGAGCTTGTAAGTTAGCTGCTAACTGTGGATTAGTAGCAATTGTTGGTGTAGCTAAAGCTGCCATATGAGCTTTAATGTGTGCATCGTGATCTTGTGGAGCAAAAGCCTGTAATTGACCGCCTTGTAAGGCCGCAGCATTTTCTAGCGCAGGGTCAATTGGTTGGGGTTGTTGAGGAGGAGGTAGGATCTGCTCCACATTATTCACGCCTATCGCTTTATACATACGGCGATATGCTTCATATAAACCTGTTTGACCATGTATTTGAGGATTAGACTGTACAATCTGTAATTGAGTTTGTGCAGTTGCAATCCTTTGTGCTAAGGAAAAAATGTTAGGATCACTAACAGGTATAATATCAACTCTGTCATCAAAGTCTGTTTGCTTTACTTCAGTCTGTCCTTTATTTGTCATGTAAGGATACTGAGGAGGTAAATAATCACGAAATAATTCACCTAATAATTTAAATTCTGTTTTTTGTGCATAATGCAATCTTTTATGAATAGCAGACATAACACGAGTACCATGTTCAAGATTGGCTAGTGTTGTTCCTACGGGAGCATTTTTGTCCATCTGCTGATAAGGATGATCTGCAATCGCTGCAAAGTTTCTACCACTGTCTTCTAATAATTTTAAAAGATTAAACAAAGTTCCTGAAGGTTCCTTGAAGGGGAGAGGAATAAGCGAATTTTGCAATGAACCTCCAGGAGCATCTACATCTCTAAACTCACCTGGCTGTAGTGGCACATCATCATCTCTTATACGAATGCCTCTAGCTTTAAAACCAGCTGGTAGATTAGCAAGTGTGCCAGCGTCTATTAGCTGACGAAGAATAGACGTAGCAGAAGATGATACGCCTCCAATAATATGTGGAAGACCAAACCCATAAAAGCCTAAACCGGGGAGAAACTTGTAATGAACAAAATATTGCTTAGGTTTATGAGTTTGATCTCCTTCCGCGTAGTTACGCGTAATAGATAAAATTTTTCCATTTACTGCATCTAAAGTAATAATGTAAGGAAGTTTAATTCCAGTAGGCTCGCCTTGATCATCTTTATGTTCAAAGCCAATAAGATCTAAAAGAGCATGTACTTCATACAATTCATACACATCGTCATCTGTAGCTACTCTTTCTATACCTTCTTGTTTAGCTATTTCTTCTTCAACGTCACTAGTATTAACGTAACCACCACCGCCTAAATCTATATCTCTATACACACCAGCTAATTGTGCTTTACGAATTTCATTTCCACCCATACTTAATTGATGCGTAATTCTTTGAGCTGATATTAAATCAGTAGTGTTGTAAGGAACAATTAATTTTTCAGCATGTACAAATCTTGCACAAGGTCTTCCCATAGCTGGGTCATAGTAAACTTTTTTAAAAGCAGAACCTGATAAAGGAAGATAGTATAAAAGTTGATCTAATTCTGGATCATACTCTTCCATTTCGTAAGTAATTTGAAAATTCATAAATTCTTGTACACGATCAGCTTGTTCTTGTACTTCAGGGCCAGGCTCACCTAAAACCATTGTACGGACAGGACCACCTGCTGGTAACAATTCTTTATAAGCCATTGCTTGAAACTTAGTAGCGCTTTCAGCTAACATAGGATGAATAACGCTTGAAGCACCTTGGAAAGGTTCAGATCTTTCTGGGTCTAAAGAACCAAGGAGTTTGATTCCTTTTTCATATGTTTCTTCCCATCCTTTTCTTGATGATTTATCTTCTTCGATCCCGCCAAGTAGATCGTTTGATATTGTCATCAATTCTGTTTCTTCCATATATTCAGCAAGATTTCCGTCAAAAGGTACTACATCAATTTCTTCTAATTCTTCAGAAGCTCCAAACTCAAAATTACCTTCTTCATCAGCAATACCCCCACCTTCAATCATTTCAATAATTTCTTTAGGAATATCTTGATTTTGTAAAGGTTGCTCTATATCTAAAACAGTTTCTTGAGGACCACCTGGGCCAAAAGGATTTTCTGGAATAGCCATTAATTAATCTCCGACTTTGGTATTTCTTGAACGTCAGCAGCCATAATAACTACAATAGCCGATAAAGCTGACATCCTAAAATTCTCATGATAATCACAACTTACCGGACTTGTACAAGAACACTTATGATCCGCATTACCAAAACAAATAGCTCTTGATACTGCTTCTTCTAATGTTACTACCTTATAATCTAAAAAGTCTGTGATGTCCATTTTCTAGAATGTTCCAGAAAATTTACCACCTCTAGTAGCTGCGCCCATGCCTCTCATAGTGCCTGCGCCGTTGCCTGTAGGTACTTTAACTGTTTTAGATTCAGCAAAAACTTCTCCGCCTTCAGAAAAACGTTTAGCTCTTCTAACTTTTCTATCTGTATCAGACATAGTTCTTCCAACTTCTCTATCTCTATCAGACATAGTTCTTCCAGCATTTTCATCTAGCTCGTAACTTGCTCTGTCATATGCAAAATCTTTATTAGCAGCACGAGAATTTTTTTCATAATCTTTTGCTAATTTTCTTCTGTCAGAATCGGATACTGTTCTTGCACCTTCTTCTAACAAATCATCTACAGAACCGCCTCTAGCATATCCTGTAATCATAGATTTTCCAGTACGATCAGCTTCGGCTTGGGCTGCTTCATAACCTTCGTCATCATATGAAAAGTTCTTTTTTCCAACTCTTGGCATTTTTTTCTCCTTAATAATAAACAAACTGTTTAGGTCCAGATTCCTCATCCTCATAATCTTCAGGATGTCTTACTAAACCACCTTCTCTAAAACGCAGTATAGCCTGAGTTGTTGAATCTACCAAGTCATCATTATCACCATTAGGAAATGATGCACATTCTTCGACAACATCTTCAGCCCATTCTGTGTCAGGACGCCATACTAAACCAGACTCGAACATAGGAGCAGAAGCGTTTGCTCTTGCTATTTTATCTTGACCAGAACGACGACCTCCTGGAGTAAAATTTATAACAGGTATTCCCATATTTCTCAACTCTTGTGTTAAAGGTAACCCAGATGCCTTAGCTTCAATAAGAACCATATCTGGTTCATAATCATTATAATGTTCTTGAGCCTTACGTTTTAGGGTAGGAAACTCCCATCGACCTTTTTCACTGTTAAGTAAAATAATATTAGGACCAGCGTCTTCATGTGGATAAAAAATACCCCACGTTGTTATAGCACTGTAGTCTGCTCTTTCTGATTTAAGGAATGCCGTATCATAAGATTGTAACACATATTCGCATCGAGGAGGGTCTTCATCTTCCCATAACTGCCACCATTCTCTTTTTAAAATTGACGCCGCGTCACTTGTTGGTTTTTGTAACCACTGTGCTGACCATTTAGAAACAGGCAAGGAAGACTTAACACCTTCTAGTTCATCACGAGACCAGAATCCAGGCCAAAGCACACTATCATCTTCAAAGATAGCTGGAAACTCTATAACCTCCCATTGATCTGCACCTTTTCGTGACTGCATTTTTAAAACTTCTGCTGTTAAATCTTTTGTTGACCAACGTGTCATAACAATAACAATAGATCCACCCGGCTGTAATCTTTGTCTTGGACCAGATGTGTACCATTCATAACAAGCTTCAAAAGATGTTGATGACAAAGCGTCTTGCTCAGAGTGTGGGTCATCAATAATTAACAAGTCTGCACCACGTCCTGTTATCGCCGCGCCGACGCCGGCGGCAAAATATTCACCACCATCGACCGTGTTCCAACGACCAGCCGCTTGACTTTCTGGTGATATACTAACATCAGGAAAACATTCATTAAAAGAAGGACTGTTAACAATAGCTTTACACTTACGACCAAAACCTGTGGCAAGTTCAGTGGTGTGTGTTGCTTGAATTATTTTTAATTTAGGGTTACGTCCCATCATCCATGCAGGAAAGTATACACTAGCAAACTCAGACTTTGTGTGTCGAGGAGGCATATTAACAATAAGTCTTTTTGATTTACCTTGCGCAACAGCCTCTAATTGTTTTGCAAATATTTTATGATGTTCACCCTCTATAAAATCAGGCCACATATGTTTTATAAAAGGTATAAATTGATCTTGTCTTTCCTTTTGAGTTTCAATACCACTTAAACGTTGCTTTAACTTCAAAGCATAACGGGCCTCCTCTCCAGAAAGCCCGTCTGCTAATTTATCCCAATCGAATTGAGACATCACTCCTAACCTTGACTAAGCAACAATAATGCTAGTAATACCATACCTATCAGTATACCAAGATACTTTTTGTTGTTAGAAACTGGTGGTTGTACATACGCTTCATTTACATTAGGTGTTCCTGGATCATCAGCAATAAATGTTCCATTTGCCCTTCGCGCACGTTTTCGTAACGTAGATTTTTGTTTAAGTGTTTTTTTAGGTTTAATTTTTTTTGTGGTTTTTGCCATTATTTACTCCCTCTTATATGTTTCATTGCACGCCCGCCAAACCAAAATGAAATTACGGTTGAAAATAAAATTTTTGTCTCTTCATCCCAGGCGCTTAATACAGCTTGACTAACGTTATCGCCTTCCTGAACAGCAACATAAACACCCAAACCTTTAATAATTGCAAACAATGTAAAAAAGAAATAAGTAATTACAGGTCTAACAGATGCTTGAATAGCAGAAATAAAAGGAGATTTATTGTTTTTAGCAATCTCAGAAGCATGTTCGTATATAGAACGCGTTTCTTCTATGTCTGCTTGAGCATCTAATTCTTGAACCTTTAATTTACTAAGGGTGTCAGCATACTTAGCCTTTGCCTCTAACATTTTTAATTCATGCTTGTTTGATTGTCCTTTTTCAAAGAAACCAAGAATAGAGGGCAAAAAACTGGTGCCGAAGCCGAGCGCTGAGCCGAGTAACGATAGCATAACTAAACTTAACTAACTATTATTATAAATAAAAGTAAGCCAATAACTGCGCCTAATGCAGCATCAACGTAATCCCAACTATGTTGTTTTACATAGTCAATAACTATTTTTAATTTTTCCATAACTGTCTCCTAGTTTGTTGGTTTATTTTTTGTCTGAATTTGTATATCAACTTCTTGTGATTCTGGAATATTTGCATTAATTGAAATATTACTAGAAGAACATGAAATACAAAATACACTGACAACAAATATAGCAATAATATTTTTCATTGTTTTCCTCTCTTAAAATGGCAGCCTAATATTAGAAACAATACCGCTCATATAGTCTTGTGCTGCCCGTCTATCTATATCACTTGTAAATGGACTTCTCAACGTAGCGGCTGCATCCATCATTCCTGTTTGTGTATCACCACCAGAAAAATCAACGGGTCTTGGAGGCACCACTGGTGCAACAGGATTTACTCTTGGCGGGGATGTAAATCCCTCTTGAATAATCGGCTGATCAGCACTTGGTTGTGTCATACTGTCTACCTCTGCTTGTGATGCTTGTAAATTAGTATTAATTATATCAGACATACTTTTTGGAGGTGATACATAACCATCTTCTCCCATAGGAATTCTAGCCGGTGGGGGTGGCATTCTAGACGAAGAATATGTTTCACCGGGCATTCCTTTTTCATCTGGCATATCTTTGGGTTCATCATAAAATCTACTTTCCATAACTACTGGATTCATTACTGGCGTCGCTTGAAAACCAAACGCTGGGTCAGGATCTCTCTGTAATGGTTCTTGTAAAGTTGGAACATCAAACAATTGTGTAGCTTCTTCAAAACCAATTCGTGGTGCTGTGTAAGTATTATCAACCATAGATGGTGCATTCATGCTTGCCATAATGTTGCTAGGTACCATATCTGGCTGAAGGGTTGCTACTATCTCAATAGTGTCTTCCGCATTAAGACCCATTTGTTGTCCTGTAACAATTAAATCTTGAAGAGGTATAAAACCACTTGTTACCATTGAAATAAAATCTCTTATGTCTGTTCTTGTTGCCATTTTATTATCCAAATATTGTTGCTGGAATACTAGCACGCCTTTGCGCCATTTGACCAGCTCTTTGTCCACGACGTCTAGAGTTCAACAATGTATCTTCAAACTGACGACGCTTGGTTGATGGAATGCGAACTTGAGATATTGGTGCTGTTACGCTTCCTCTCATAGCCTGTTGTTGCTGCGCTTGCATTGATTTTTGTAAATTATTAGCGTTTAAATTTGCTGCATTTGCTGTTGTTTGTAGCGCGGCAAGTTGCTGTTGTTGTTGATTAGGCATGTTGCCCATGTTTGTTCTTGGATCGGTCATCATGGTTGCAATGCCTTGTGGTCTTTGTTGTGGCATTACTGCACCGCCCATGTTGTAGCCGCGCACGGCACCGCCGTGTGCTAGGCGTTGACCTGGCTCTAATTTACTTAAAGCCTCTTCCATCTTTTTTCTTTTTTCCATTTCAAATAGTTGACGAGCAAAAGCGTCATCACCATATGTAGTGTCTGATCCATCAAAAAATTCTTCTATTTCAGCTTCAGGATTCTTTTCTATTATGACTTGATTATAGGTTTGAGCATCAGGATTATTAAAGTCGTCAAACATATTTGACATCTCGGTATCTCCCTCATTCAACATACGCATAAGTTCTCTTTCCATACGCATTATTTTTTCTTCGTGAGTTTCACTTCCAACTGCTCCGCCGTCTCTAAACTCAACACCTCTGCCTTTTAAAATATCAGCTTGTGTTATTTCTCCGTCATTGTTTAAATCTGGAAAACTTTTGGCCTCACCGCCGTCTTTGTATCTTTGAAAATAAACATCGGGAACTCGTCTTCTTACCATACCGCCTCCAGCAAAATTATTATCTTTTTCTGTTAAAGTTTCTATACCTTCTTCTTCTACTACAGGTTCTTCATCTTCTTTAGTCATATTGTAAAGCAACGCAGTAGTGCCAACTGGTATAGACCCAAGACCTGCTAACATAGCTTTCATGTGAGGATTACTCATAACTAAACCAAGCTTACTTCTGTTCATACCTGCCATTTGCATTACTTGTGGATTTCTTGCTGCAATTGCTGATGCTTGTTTAGCTGTAAGTTTTATACCTTCTTTTGCAGCTAGTCTTGTTACTAAATTTATAGCTGCTGCCGTTACTGGAATAGCTGGTCCAGGCATAAGATGTAAACTCCTTTTATATTTTTTTTGATATATTTTTTTTACCAAAATATCAATTCTTATAGGATTAACACGTTTTTTATTTAGTGCGCAAGTTGTTTGTCAAAAAAGGACCTACCCCCTCTAGGGACCCATTTTGCAAATTGGGGTAATTATTTGGCAGAAACACTACTAAGCGATGACTATAACCCC